GATAAAACCTCCTCAATACAGTAAAAGTATATTCGCCGGGGCAATGCCAAGCTCGGCGGGGAATAGCTGTGGGCGCTTATCCTTCGTCACACGCCACCACACACTCGGCTCGGACTCCGCGGCGGACTTGAATTTGAACTCTATTATCCACTCAAAGGGCTCCTCCATCTCGTCAAAATCATTTACCGCACGACGGCAACAGACGCCGACGAGCGCATAACCGCTGACGAGGTGCTGGATAAATACGGCGAATGGGCAGAGCAGAACAGCGGCAGTCTGACCATAGCCGACGGCATTGCCGTTAAGAAGGTCAAGCGCGATACGGCGGCGGCACTTTTCGCCCGATATGAGGGCGATGTTGAGGATCACCAGATCCTTTTAACTTTACTTTACGAGGTGATTTAATGGCGGAATATACATTTACCACTACTGCGGGGCAGACCGTAGCGCGTGAGTTGCTGCTTGCTTACCTCAATACCGGCACAAGCACCGTGCCGGTATGGTCAGTGATCGGCAAGCGCGTTGAGGACAGCTCTGAGGAATACGACTGGAGCACCGAGAGCAAGAAAGACATTCTCGGTGATACCTATGGCACGATGAAGAAGCCTGTCATTACGCAGAGCTTTGAGCCGTGCGAGCTGGACAGTGGCGACACCGCACAGCAAAAGATATGGAAGATGGCAGTTGTCGATCAGGACGCTATGGCGCTTGCGGCGCAGGATATGCTTATTGTCCACACTTACGCGGGCTTTGCCGAACGCTACGAGGCTTGCATGGTCGAGGTCACCGGTCTCGGCGGCGAGGGCGGCGGCAGCGTCGGAATGCCGATCACCGTTACATACGGCGGCACGCGTACCCTCGGCAGCGCAGCAAAGAAGTCTGACGGCTCGATAGAGTTTACACCGGCAGCAGCATAATCAACAAGGGCGCGTATTACCGCGCCCTTGCTTTTTTAAGGAGGGAACTATGGCAGATAAACTTGTTTTCATGCCCGATGACGGCATACAGGAAATTTCGCTTAATAATAAAGTTTCGGTGTGGCTCAACCTTACCGATATAGATTTCGTGGAGCGCGTTTTTGATGCGTTCGATGCGATGGACAAGCAGCAGGATAAATATCAGGCGGCGCTCAAAAACGAAGCCGACGCAAAAACCGTGTTTGCAACTGCGCGCACTATGGACGCAGAGATGCGGGAGCTGATAAACGGTCTTTTCGGGTTTGATGTGTGCACTCCGCTTTACGGTCGTATGAACGTGTACGCAATGGCGGGCGGCCTGCCGGTGTGGTGTAACCTCATGCTTTGTCTCATCGAAAATATGAACGATACTTTTACTGCTGAAAAGAAAGCCACTAATCCCAAGCTGCAAAAGTACCTCGCGAAGTTCAAAAAATGATTTATTCGTTGCCTATGTCGCTCAACGTGGGCGGCGTTGACCATGCCATACGCACGGATTATAGGGTCATCCTCGAGCTTATAGAGGTTTTGAACGACCCGGATTTCTCCGATGCTGACAAAGCGCAAGCAACGATAGAGACGATTTTTCCTGAGTGGGAGACGCTTTCGAACTATTCGGAAGCACTTGAAAAATGCTTCTGGTTTATCGATCTCGGACAACCGCACGGCAAGAAATCCGCTCGTTTGGTGGACTGGGAAAAAGATTTCCCGTACATCATCGCGCCGGTAAATCGCGTTCTCGGCTACGAATGCCGCTCAGTCGAATATCTCCATTGGTGGACGTTCATGGGCGCGTATATGGAGATTGGCGGAGACTGCGCATTCTCGCAAATCGTCAATATCCGTTCTAAGTTGGCAAAGGGTAAGAAACTTGAGAAGTATGAACGCGAATGGTTAAGGCAGAATCGCGAAATCGTAAATCTTCCGCAAAAATACACGACGGAAGATGAAGAAATGTTGAAGAAATGGACAGGAGGCGGATAAATGGCAACTGAATTGAGATTCCCGGTGGAAATTGACGATGGCCAAGCCGCCAAAGAGCTTGACAAGCTTGCAAACAAGATGGACAAGCTCAAAGAAAATATAGCAAAAAATGAATCTGCGCGAGCGCCAATAGTTGAACAGCTCAAGGAGGCGCAGGACGCAGCTGTTGAAGCATATAACCGCGTCGAAGAGCTGAAAGCGGCGCTTGCCGAGAGTGAAGCAAAAACAAGCATAACCGGTAACGCTGACCCCGGTACTTATATTGCTGAAATCCAACGCCAGACTCAAATTAAGGCCGAGCTTGCAGAGCAAGAAAAAATCATGCAGGCCAAAGAAAAAGAGGCGCAAAAACTCGAAGCGCAGGACAGCAAGATACTCGATGTGCTTGCGCAGCAAACGGCAGAGCTTGAGCAAGCGCAAGAACGCGCCGGAGCGCTGACCAAGCAGGTAACGGATGCAACAAAGGGTAAGAACATCAAGGCTATATTTGAGAGCACTCAGGCCGCTATACAGGGCGGAGTGAAAAGCATACTCAAGTATGGTATTGGCATTCGAACGCTATATGTGCTATTCCGCAAGCTGAAACAATACACGGTCGAAGCGGTAAAGGCTTTTGCAGAGAACGACCCGGAGACCAAGAAAAACATTGACGAGCTTAAAGCGTCACTCTCGGCGCTTAAAGGCTCTTGGGGAGCGGCATTCGCGCCGATCCTTAATGCGGTTATCCCTGTACTGCAAACGCTTATAGGGTGGCTTGCAAAGGCAGCAAGCGCCATAGCACAGTTTTTCGCAGTGCTGAGCGGAAAAGGTACGTTCAAAAAAGCCATAGCGAACACGGGCAAGCTGAGCGATAACCTCGGCGGAGCGGCGGATAATGCCAAAGAAGCCAAAAAGCAGCTGATGGGTATTGATACACTGAATGTTATGAACGATACCAATACCGGTGGCGGCGGTGGAGGCGGCGCTAATAACGCATTCGACTTAGTAGATGAAGCCGTCGATATGGATTCTTTTACCGGCAAACTTGCTCTTTCGTTCAAAGATGTTTTTCTCGACTGGAACGACCTTACGGGCGAGCAAATTGCGGAGAAGATTATCGCCGGACTTACCGGGCTTGCCGGTGGCGTAATGGGCTTTATGATTGGCGGCGTTCCCGGTGCTATTGTTGGCACGCTTGCCGGTTTGTCTATTGGCCTTGTTGCCGATTCTCTTATATTTGACCATGACGGCAATCTAAGTGCAAATGAGATATTCAAAAGCTTACTATTGCTGCTTATGGGAGTTGCGGGCGGACTGATCGGCTTTTCTCTTGGTGGTTTTGCTGGTGCGGCTATCGGTGCGACGGTTGGTGTGGGGCTTGCTCTTGCTGTGCGCGATGTTGGCGTTGAGGTCACGTCTAACTGGTCGGAATCGACGCTGCTTGAAAAGTTCGCTATTGTTTTGGGCGGTTTAGCTGGCGGCGCTATCGGCTTTAGTGTCGGTGGCCCCGCGGGGGCGGCTCTTGGCGCAGCAATGGGGATATTGCTCGCCATGACTATAAACAATCTCGATCTTGATAAGAAATGGATACCTCAAGTGAAAAAGTGGTTATGGGACGACGGCATCTTAAAAATCCTTGAGGAAGTGAAGTATCTAACGGTCGTACCTGCAACAAATCTAATAAACGGAATTGTAGATAAGTTTCAAGGCCTTAAAACGAAGCTGTCCGGGATAGTCGATCGGATAAAGAATCTGTTTAACTTCCAATTCCAATTACCACAACTGCGACTGCCGCATATACAAGTACAGTGGCAGGATGCGGGTGCACTCGCTCAGTTTTTCGGGCTGGCAAAAATACCGCATCTTAGTGTCTCGTGGTACGCGAGAGGCGGCATTGTTGATGGAGCTACACTCATCGGAGCGGGCGAAGCTGGCAAAGAGGCTATTGTTCCGCTTGAACGTAATACGCAGTGGGTGACGATGGTCGCAAACGAGCTTGCCGATATCATGTTTGACCGCATGACGGATAAGTTCGCCGGGCTGAATATGCGAATGCCCGCCGTTGCTGGCGGCTTTGTCGCGCCGCCTAACGCGTTCTCTTCCGGCAGCTACGGCGGTATATCCCCCGAGCTGGAAAGCAAACTGGACGCGCTTCTCGACCGGTTGAGTGGCGGCAATGTTGGCAAGATCGAGCCGAGCGATGTTTACCTTGATAAGCGCAAGGTCGGCGAGATCATGTACACCTATACCGAAGAGAGAAACAGGGGGCGCGGCAAATGAAGCTTACGGCAAATCTTTTATTGAATTTTAATTTTCGGAGGTAACAAAAATGAAAAATATTAACGTCAATGCAGCATACGAAGAATACAACATCAACGGCAAGATCGTCATCCGGTTCAATCCGCTTGACAGCGAATTTGTAAAACGCTTTATTGCGGCGGCTGAAGCTCTGGCCGACCGTCAAGAGAAATTCGGTAATGATGTGCAGAACGTTGAGCCTGACGGTTTCTTTGTCATATCTGAACAGACTAATGCTGATATGCGCGAGATCATCAACGGACTTTTCGGCGAGGATGTTTGTGCGCCGATATGGGGCACTATGCACTTGACGGCGCTTTCTAAGGGTCTGCCGATTTGGTGTGACCTCATGCTTGCGCTTATGGACGAAATTCACGAGGCAATGAGCGCGAAGAAACAGAAGATAGAAAGTAACCCGCGCCTTGACAAGTATCTGGCCAAGTACCAGAAGAAGAACGGCAAGTAAAAACGGCGGGGGCAGCAATGCCCCCGTTCTTTCCCGGCTTGCCGGGAAAGAGCATAGCAAAAGCCCCCGTGCGGCGGGCACGGGGGCGGCGGGGTACAAAGAAATACTAAGAGCAGGGGTATTATACAACGGCTTGCCAGACTGCGCAAGAGGGCTTTTTAATGGCTCTTGTCGGAAACCGTGAATTTATACGGCGAGGCCGCTAAACGCGCCCGGAGACGTGAATAACGTCCCCCGTACAGCTCGGAGGACGTTACCACACTATCAACGCAACACGCTATGCACTCGGGAACGCAGTGGCTTGCGCCACTGTTTATTATTATACCGCAAAGAGCAGGAATTTACAAGTATTTTGCACCAAAGCGCACGGGGACACACGATATCTACGAAAAAGAGAGGTTTCCGTTAATATCAATCTGATTGTGTCTGATATCAGATGCAATCAGAGCGCCGCGACTTGCCGCAAGTCGCGGCACGGTGTGTTACCACCTTACGATAACGTCACGTAACGTTCAATAACGTTTCGCCCGCTTGTGGGTGCGGTTACTCTTGCAATCTGCCGGAATAAGTGTTATTCTGTCGATGGTGCTAATGCACCGGGAGCGCTGCACAACGGCAGGCGGTTAGCTACACCACCCGAAAGGGGGTGAAGCGTATGCCAATTACGATTACTTTTCATGTATTTACATACACGATCACGATAACCGTAAAAAGCAATGGCCGCCACTCTGGCAAGTGACGGCCTTTAGCTATGCTGAAAGTCTAAGCCCAAAGAGTTAACCGCTTGTCGCAGCGCTCTTTTCATGCTCATTATAGCGCTCACACCGCAATATGTCAAGCGCCTTGCCGTCCAGCATGGGCGGCTTTTGCATTTCACGGTATATAACGGTGGTTTACCGTCAATCACCGTGCCCCCCGGTGGGTCACGGTAAAGCTAATAATACTCGAGGAGGGATATTTTGAAAAACTTCTTAGACTTCTTGCAACCGGAGAAATTCAAGAAAGCAGCAAAGCAAGCTGAAAAGGTGCTTGCAGTGCAGATATTGAAAGATACCGATCCGTTCGTCCCGGCGCAGACCGGCGTTTTCTCAAAGCTTGCATACACTTATGATAACAACATCGTGTATCAGGGAGACCAAGCCCGTTATCTCTACGAGGGCAAAGTCATGGTAGACGAACAAAACCGCCATGCCGTTTATATCAAAGATGTGGGATGGAGGCATCGCAAGGGTGCAAAGCTCCACGCGATTGATAAAGACCTTGTGTTTACGACAGATATGCACCCAGAGGCACAAGCGCACTGGATGGAAGCGTCAGAGGAAAAGAACATCGACAAGTGGGCGAGAGTGGCAGAAAACGCCATTGCAAAGGCGATAAAATAACCTTGAACGTGCTTTTCACGCTTATGGGGAACGGCGGCAGATCGGGGAATAAGAAAGAGCGGGAATTAAATCCCGCTCTTTTCTTCATATTAGAGAATGTTCCCCGGCTGATAAGCCGGTTTCTTTCCCCCACAAGTGGGGGAGAAGTCACGAACCTACAAAAGAATGAAAAGCCGTTTCATACGTTCCGGCATCTTCCGGCGTTACTTCATACGGAATGCGGAGAATAGCATAATCCGACTTGTACATATACTGATTCAGACCGAAAGCGCCCAAATCTGCGCCGGTAAACTGATTCAGATAATCATACCGGGATTTACAATCCGCTTTGTTGGCGAACGTTTCAACCGTTGCCGTGTTGATCGTCTCAATACCGGGAATTTCAAAATCTGCTTTTCCCGTGTATTCATTCGGACGGCCTAATTTCTGGTTTGGGTCGGTTTCTGCGGTGTATGCCGTTATATCCCCGACAGAACACCCGGCAGAGGAAAGACCGTTTATAATATCCTCCGGCGTGTAGTCTTTCGGGTCTTGCCCGGACGAACCGCCACAAGCGCACAGCACAAGGACAAGCGATAGAGCAAGGAAAAACGAGATCGCTTTTTTCATTTTCTTTCAGCCTCCATTTTTTATTATGCCGTGGGATAAAAACATTATATGCAGGATAGCAGAGAAAAGCAAGCGGGGATTTGAAGCCCCCTTAAAAATTTATGCTTGACTTTTCTTTGTGGGTACAGTATAATTAGAATGTACCCACAAAGAAAGGAGGTGCGCAATGGGTATACAAAAAGGCACAAAACTAACCACTGCCCCGAAAGACAAAACGCTGAAAATTCGCATAGATGCAGAAACAGAAAAAAAGCTGTTGCACGTCTGCGAAGCCACAAAAAAAGGCAAATCAGAGATTGTCAGAAACGGCATTGATTTGCAGTATGCCGAAGTGCGAAAAAATGATTAAGGGTTGGAAATACTCAACGAAGTTAAGCGACTTCAAGGAACTTAAAGCAAGTAATAAAAACAATGGCTATGTATATGCGGCGCGAATACAAATAATACAGGGCTTTACGTTGCTAAAGATAGGAGCGACACGAGACCCGTATACAAGACTAAGCGCAATGAGAAAGCGGGCGGATTTATTCGCAGTTTCACCAGAACATGAAAATTTCTTTGATAACGAAGAAAAATGTCACATTGCATTTGAAGCGCAACGTGTACCGCCGCGTCCACATCAAGGAAGCCAAGCAGAATTATTTAATTTAAGCTTGTCGTATTTCCTCAAAAATATTCCAAATCTTGAGTATCGCAAAAACTAAAAAATCCCCCCGTGTTGACTATCTTGGCGGACTGACAACACGGGGAAACCTCTCAACCTTTCGGAAGAGGGCATAAATATTTTACTATGCCCTCTTTCAAAGGTCAAGAACTTTTTGAAAGGGGGCTTATTTGCTCTTGACAATGTACCCCACATTTGATATATTAAGCGTGGGGTACAAATAGAAAGGACGGTGAAACATGGGAAACCCTAACGCAAAAGGCCGCCCCGCTTCTCCAAATCCGAAAGATAAGTTTTTCAAGATGCGAACAGATGAAAAAATGCTTTTGCTTTTGGACGAGAATAGCCGCATAACCGGAAACACGAAAGCCGATGAAGTGCGAATAGCTATTGAAGAGCGTAACAAGCGGCTGAAAAAATAAGAATATCGGCTTACTGGATGAACTTGGCGGAACAGACAGTAAGCCGATATAGGCCAGACCCTTGCGGGAGTGGTGTAAATATTCTACTACACCTCCCGCAAAAGGTCAATCGTGACTTTTTGTAAGGAGGTTTTTTCATGCCAAAAAACAAGGAAATACATTTGCGGCAATTGCCGATATTCGAGCATCACGGGCAGCTTGTAACGGATAGCCGGGACGCGGCGCAGATGCTCGGCAAGCGGCATACCGAAGTTTTACGCTCAATCAAGACGATGTGCAAGCATTTTACTGAACGCAATTTTGCGTCGAGTGATTTCTTTATTCCAGCGACGTACACGGACAGCACGGGGCGCGAATTGCCGTGCTATTACCTTACGCAGATGGGCTGCGAGATGGTAGCCAACAAGCAGACGGGCGCGGCGGGTACTCTGTTCACGGCGCAGTATGTGAAAGCGTTCCACGCAATGAAAGAATTTATCATGGAGCGCAACAGCCCGATATGGCAGGATACGCGAGCGCTTACAAAGGCGGTACGCAAGCAGGAGACGGACGCGATACGCGAGCTTGTAGAGTACGCCACGGGGCAAGGCTCAAAGCACGCGGTACGGTATTATACGTCGATCTCCCGGATAGCGAACAAGGCGGCGGGAATCACGGACAGAGACCGCGCCCACGTCGAAGAGCTTACGGCGTTAATGCTCATTGAGCGGGTGATAGCCGAAGAGATACGCGCCGGGATAGCGGCGGGGAAACCATACAAGCAGATTTACACAGACCTGCAAGCGAGACTATCAAGCATAAATGCACTTCTAAGCCCCGTAGAGGGCGCACAGGCGCTTTTAACAGGCAGGGAATAAAAATACACCACCGAAGAACAAAACACAGTAGAGAGCCTATAAACGGGCAGAAAGGGAAATAACAATGATAATCAGAGAAACCGGGCTTGTGTGCAATCGTAGCTATTGCACCGCTGAACACATGGAAGTTAAGCTGACCGACACCGACGCGCTCAGCTGGGCGGCAAAGTTTTACATTGAGCGCATATATCACACGCCGCTTGCGTCGTGGGTGTTCGTCACGATGAACCGTGAGACGCTGTGTGTTAACAAAGATCACCCGTGCGCTGCACGTCTCGCAGCGCTGGCCGGGCGGTTTATGGAGCTGACACCGGAGAAAGAAGAATCAGACGCGATATATAGCGAGGTTGAAGAGCTGGCCGGGCGGCCTGCTGTCTCTGCGCTGTGTGCTATCTGGCTCGATTGGAGGCAGGAACGCAAAGCCTACATAAACCACCTTGCCGCCGTTAAGTGCGTGGAGAACCTGAGGGCAAAGATGCAGGACGATAGTTTTTCCCCCGACGTAGATGTTGAGCTATTCAAAGCCATTCAGCATATCGTAAACGACAGCGCCGCCGCGCTGATGGCGTATCTGTGCGGGAGGGATAACGCATGAGCTATTACAAAACGTGCCCGGTATGCGGGGCAGCGCTTGACCCCGGCGAGATATGCGAGTGCGTACAGCGCAGCTTCTCACAGCTCACGGATGAGAATAAGACCAAGATCAATGCTCTCATATCTGAAAAACTGGAAGAACAAGAGAAGCGAGCGGCGATTTCTACGATTTTAGAAAACGCAGGATCACTTAATAACGGAGGGAAAGAAGATGGGCAGCACCAAAATTGAAATTGATATCGAAGCCGTCACACGTCTTGCGGCAGCTGGACTGACGCAGCCTAAAACGGCTGACGCGCTCCATGTGTCTTACTACGTAATTAAAGGCCGTTCAGATGTCCGCGCGGCTTGGAGAAAAGGACATGATATTTATCGAGGAAAGGCGGCAGCAGAGACGAACGGTGTACAGCAGCTCAAGACCATTTCGGAAATAGTGAAAGAGGCGCGGGCAGCAGGGCTTACATACGGCCAATTTGTAGCGGGAGGTAATACGAATGTTTTTTAAGAGACTGAGAGAGAAGAAACGCCGCGAGGCAGCGGAGCGGGAAAGCCGCAAGATGCGCGTTCAGCTTGTGGACATGATATGTTCCATGAACGAAGAGCAATTCACACGGTTCATTGAGCAAGCACGTGAACGGCTCCCGGAGCTGCGCGAGACGTGCGACAAGATCAACGAAATGTGCGCCGAACGTGCGCCAAAGGAAAATTAAGCTCAACATTTAGGCACTGTTATTCAAGCATTTTAGGCAATACGGCGGCTATCTGTGATTATATTTGCGCAAAGTCCATGATTGACAGTATCAGTTCAAGATGTTATATTATGTGCGACCATGTTTAACGGTGTGCATATAAAAGCGTTATTTCAAGGCTTTTCGCAAGGTTTGTCAATCCGAAAGTTACCGAAGAAAGACCGCCGTATTACCTATATCGTGCGCCAAATGTGCGCCAGAAAGGTGAAGCATGGTAAAGCTAATTCAAGGCCGCGCGTGGTACTGCTGCCCCGTCTGTAATAAGAAAATGTTCACGGTCAAGGACGGCGCGACTTGTCGCGGGATAATGCTTGCTTGTAAGCAATGCGGCAGCACTCGCGAGGTCATTATTAACTATCACGAAATTAAGGGGGTGGGGGCTGTGAACGGCTCTTGAATAGGGCAGCGCGGCGGCGCTGTCCTTTAGCCCTATCGTAACAAGTTGCGATAACCCAAGCTTTTTTGAAAAACCCAAAAAAGCCAGTGCATAGTTTTCCCCAACTTGTGGGGGAAAGAAAAAGGAGCTTTACTATGGCGAACATTCGGAAGATCAGCGACAACAGCTATAAAATCACGGTATCATGCGGCAGGGACGCAAACAACAAGCAGATACGGCATTATATGACGTGGAAGCCCGACAGACCTATGACAGAAAAGCAGATGGAAAAGGCCGTGCAAAAAGCGGCGTTTGAGTTTGAACGGCAAATAGAACTTGGATTCAGGCCGGACAACAACCAAACATTCAAGGAATATGCAGAATATTTCATAGAGCTAAAAAAAGCGCAAGGCGTAGTTGCCGGAACGCTGCGTAACTATGAATGGGTAAAACAGCGCGTGTATGCGGGGATCGGTGACATGAAGTTGTCAGACATTCGCCCGTATCATTTGAATAAGCTATACGCTAAAATTGCAGAACCGGGCGGGAGGATCAACCGAAAATATTGTTATCCTCAAGTGGAGTTACGACCGTTTGTGAATAAGCTTGGCGGTGTTAACCGTATGTATAGAGAAATTGGCATAGACACGGAAATAATAACACGTGCTTGCCGGGGCGAACGATTAACACAATCGGCAGGGGTGAGACTGTCGGCGGCTCTTGGTTTAGACTTTGAAGAAGCTTTCTACATAGAAGAAAACGAAAATGTCCTTACAAATGCAATGGTTGAGAGACATCATGTTTTTGTGCAAATGGTTCTCGACGAAGCGGAAAAAGATATGTTGATTACGTATAACCCGGCGCGACGGGCAACAGTGCCAAAGCACAAGGAAGAAAAGAAAGTAAAGTGCTTGCAGCCGGAGGATGTTAATGCTGTTCTAAAAGCGCTTGAGAATGAAGATATTAGGACAAAAGCAGCTATTTACACGCTGATGTACACCGGTATGCGGCGCGGCGAGCTGTGCGCACTCAAATGGTCGAAAGTGGATTTCAAAAAGAATCGTGTGTTAATAGACGCCGGGGTGACATACACGAAAGAAACAGGCACAGTATACGGGCAAACAAAAACCGGGACTGTGCGGTATATTTCCATACCGCCCGCGCTTGTTACCATGCTAAAGGAGTACCGCAAATGGTATACACTTGAGCGCTTCCGGCTTTGCGGCGCATGGGAGAATAACGATTACGTTTTCTGCCGTCGTTTGGGGGCTGTTATGGCACCAACAGATGTAAACCTACTCGTTTCAAGATTTTGTGAAGCCCATGAGTTACCCCATATCCACCCGCACCAATTCCGGCACACTGCCGCAAGCCTAATGATAGCAAGCGGCACGGACGTTGTAACGGTGGCGGATGTACTTGGCCATAAAACCACAACGACAACGCTTTCGGTGTACGCTCATGCAATAGACACGGCAAAAGAAAAAGCCGCAAATACTATAGAATCTGCGATAAAGTCTTGCAAAACCGGCTGATTTGTGGTATAATCTATCCGTAAAATTGAATGAAAAAGCTTAATGTCGTGAGACATTTTGCATGAGCCTGTGAGCCTATTAACTACGCACGTTCCGTGGGTGGTCGATAGGCTCATTTTATTTTCCGGGAAAGGAGGACAAAAAACAGAATATGGCACAGCTGCGAACACTGCCGAAAGCATACGACGCTTTTAAGGCGAGAGACCCGGAAACGGCGCTGACGAAAAACTATTTTCGGACGCTGGTTAAGACCGGCACTATCCCGTCCGTGCGTCTCGGCAAGAACTATTTGATTGACATTGAAACGGTCGATCAGTACATAGCGCAAGCATTTAGCGGCCTCAGATAACGGGGAAACGCTCCAATTAAGGGGTGAACTATGTCCAAAAGCAGCCGGAGACGGTATCAAGCTACACGGCGACGATACAAGCAGCGGGAAGAGCAGAAAGAGCCGCGAGAAGAGCAGCTCGACCGGCGCAACGTGTACGGACTGCCCGACCCAACGCCGCAAGAAGCCGTTAGGCAGATCATAAGAAACGAAAGGAAAAATAATGGCAGAGGTAAAGGAAAAACATCCGACGTGGTTTAAGATGAAAATTGAACGTAGACAGCTTATAAAGCAGCTCCCGGCAGAGACCGCCGTTAATGTCTTGCTCGCGTGTTGGGATTATTTGGAGACCGGCGAATTTCCCGAAACGCTTACAGCTATGGAGCAGATCGCAGTATCAGCTTTTTTCCCTGACATGGAAGAAGCATGGAGCAGATACGAACAGCGCATAGCGGCGCGCAAGGGCAAAACTTCGGACGATACCGCATGATATCGGTCGATATCGACCGAGACAGAAGAAGAAACAGAAACAGAAACAGAAGAAGAAACAGAATATCTTAAAGGGAATAAAGGGAGTGAAGGGAATTTTTCGCTAACGCGAAAATTCCGCTCCCCCAAAGGTGAAAAATGAATTGGCCAGTATTTCAAAGGATCGTGGCGACGATATACGGCAGAGCGGATTTCAGCCCGTATTATGGGGACTACGAAAAATATAGCCTTGATGATTATCTAAACATCTTCAAGTGCTTTTTCGACACATACAAGTCTGCGACAGGCCAAGAGCATCCGCCGCTGAGAAAGGCGCGGATCATGGAGATCATGGAAAGGATGCCCTATGCAATCTATGACGGCGAGATCGGCGGCGTAGAAATATGTGCAGAGGCGTACCCGGATATCATAGCTGCATATTTTAACACGCCGTTCCTCAACTGCGATTACCGCATAAACCATTTTATGTGCGACACTATCCGCATATTGCGGATGCGTGAAACCGGGTGGTTATAAAGCGGGGACACGGCAAAGCTTGTGTCAAATTGGCACAAGGCAAACCGCGATAATTTCTCACTGGTTATGCCAAATTGGCACAAGGCAAAGCTAAAAACAGTGTGAGGTTATGCCAAAATGGCATAAGATTTGCCAGTACCTTATGCCAAAATGACTAATAAAATTATTACACGTATGGCGAAACGGTCGGGGCGGATAGCAAACGATAACAAAAATGGCAAATGCCATAAAGCGAAATTTTAGGAGGATATGAAAATGACAAATTGTAAAACGTGTATGAAAGAAATGCAGGAAAAGCTTTTGCAGATCGCGAGGGACGGCGCAACCGGGGGCGCGGAGGCCGTGAAGAAGCTAAAGCCGGTAGTTGAGGCGATGCACGAAAGAATCAAGGAGGCACAGAACAATGAGTGAATGGACTGCGGGATCATATGATTTCGGGCTGGTGAGGTCGAGCGGCTTTCTATCCGGACGCAGCGAACCGGAGAAGCCCCGCATATTCTGCCCGCTCAAGAGTGGCGGCATAGGGCGCGGCGTTGAGTGCATCGGCGATAAGTGCGCATATAGCAACGGTGCCGGATGTCTGAAAACTTGCCCGACACCGAACCCCGGCAAACGATGCCCGCTACCGTGCAACGTAGCGTGTGATACGGATTGCGGATTATACAAGGAGGATCACGACGAATGAAAAAGAGCGAGTTTTACAAGAAGCTGACCGGCGCGATGTCCGACGCTATTGCAGAGCTGACCAAGAGAAACAAGGAGCTTGCAGAGCTGAAACAGAAAGCGCAGGACGTGAGGAAATACACGCCGGATCGTATTTCCGCTCTCAGGCAGCGCATAGCAACGCTTGAGTACGAGAACATCCGATATGAGGAAGAAGTTAACGACAGCATCAAGAAGCTATGCGGCGGCTTTGCTGACGAGCTGAGACAGGCCGACGCGCTGAACCCGGCAGATATCACCGATGATGCAAAACTGCTCAACTGCGGCTTGAAGCTCAAGAGATCAGACCTTGAAAACCTGTTTGACAAGTACAACGGTAACAGGACTATGCAGCGGCTCATACTCGACGCAGCGGAGACAAACGGTATACAGCAGTTTGGGCGCGTTATTCTCCCCTCAGAGAGCGCGGAGCTTGCAAAGTCGGTTGATAGCATGGCAGAGGGCGCAAAGGTCGCTATACGCCATTATGACCGCCCGGATGTTCAGAATCGCATATTCACAGACGATATAGCCGCAAGCTTTGCGGACGATTAAGGAGGTTTGAACGATGGACAACAGAGAAGCATTTGCACAGCGCCTTAACGGCGGCGCGTACTCCGTAAGTGACGCGCTGGATGCGGTTAGCCGTGATGACTTCCCGGACGATGCGGCGTATCTGAACGCAGTCGCAAAGATACAGCTTGAGCGCAGCTCCCCGGAGTACCAGAGAGCATACACAGCAGCGGCGGCAGAGTATCAGCGCAGACAGGAAGCGAAGCAGAAAGCGGCGCAGGAGGCGCGATACAAGGAGCTTTCCCGCACGGTGGAGCTTGATAGCGTCGAACTGTCGAACGTGGACAAGAAAGCGCGAGAAGCGGCACAGCGTGACCTTGCAGCAAAGAGAATAACCGTCGCTGATTTGGGTAAGGCCATAGAAGCATACGGCGAGAGATTCCGCAAGGAAGCGAAAGAATCCAAGATCGGCCGCGTTATGATAAACGAAATGATACGCAGTGCGTATTAAATAAATTTTTTGAGAGGTAACAACAATGGACGAGAAAATTATTCAGATCAGCCCGGCACCTGTCGGCATGATAGCAACGTGGGTAAGCGAGGGCGAACAGAAAAACACAAAAATTGTTTGCTTGGCGCTTGTCGAGGACAAAGACGGCGGGCGGAGTGTTCGACCTATGGCGATATATAACGCGAATGAGATACAGCTTGTTCCGGACACGGTAGGCCTGAGATGCCAGAAAGTCTAAGATACACGATGTAAGCATGAAGCATCCCGCACACGCGGGGTGATTTAATTATGCCGGTTTTTAAGAAAACATACGGTTTTAGGGGGGTGAGATTATAAACCGGATACGGGATGACGACATGATAGAAGCGTTAATGACCACGCCGACACAGAAGATGGCGGCTGAAAAGCTCGGATGTACGCCGGTAACAGTGAGCAACCGAGTGAAAGACCCGGAGTTTAGGAAGAAGTACGACGAAGCCCGCGCCGGATTGATAAAATCAACAAGGGATATGTTACAACGCTCGACGTGCAATGCTGTGTCAACGATGGTTCATATCATGCAGGACAAGAGAGCGCCGACGCAGACCCGGCTAAATGCGGCGGAGGCCATATTGAAGCATGGCGCACGGTATACGGAGATCAGCGATGTCATGGAGCGCATAAGGGCGCTTGAGGCGAACGATGAAGATTGACGTTGAAAAGCGGCTTGCAGCTCTTGAGGCACGGCAACAGGTAAAAGCGGAGTTGCGGGAGCGGGAAGCTCGCCGGGATATAAAGCAGCATATAGCGCCGGTATATTACACCCTGCATGATGATATACAGGCACAGCGGCACAGCATATACAATCTTCCGGGCGGTCGCGGCTCTGGTAAATCGTCTGTTGCGTCATTGGAGATCGTCAACGGGATAATGTCAGACCCAACGCACACGGCAAGCGCGATATGCTTTAGGCGTGTCGGCGCGACGCTGCGCGAAAGCGTGTTTGCGCAAATAGAATGGGCTATTGATACTCTGGATGCGTCGGACTTGTGGACGCTCACAACAAGCCCCATGAGAGCCGTATACAAGCCCACAGGACAAGCTATCATCTTCCGTGGGCTGGATGAGGCAACAAAGCTAAAGTCGATCAGAGCGCCGGGAAAGACGTATTTCCGCTATATCTGGTTTGAAGAGGCTTGCGAGCTTCCGGGTGAAAGAACCATGCGTAATGTCACGCAGTCGGTGCAGCGTGGCGGCAGAGTGTTTACCATCTTCCGCACGTTCAACCCGCCTATCAGCCTTAATAACTGGATGAATCAGCTTGTAAACGTGCCGGATGATCGCGCCCTGACCTTGCGGACAGATTACACGATGATGCCCCGTGAATGGCTCGGCGAGGCGTTCATAGAGGAAGCGGAACACTTGAAGACCGTGAACCCGGACGCATACGAACATGAGTACATGGGTGTGCCGGTGGGCATGGGCGGCGAGGTATTTCCGAATGTCACGGTACGGAAGATCACCGACGAAGAAACAACCAACATGGGATATTTCTATGACGGCGTTGACTTCGGCTTTACGACAGATCCGGCTTGCTTTATCCGTGTCAGCTATAACCGAAAGACGGAAGAGCTTTTCTTGCTGGATGAGATATACAAGCGGCGCTTGCGGAACTCAGAGCTTGCGGAACTGATACAGGGAAAGTACAAAGCATGGTCAATGATTATGCCGCTTACAGAGGGCAGAACAAGCCTTTACTGCGACAGTGCAGAGCCGAAGAGCATAGCAGACTTGAAGTATTGCCAACTGCCCGCAAAGGCCGCTTACAAGCGTCCGGACGCTGTTCGATATCGTATCAACTGGTTACAGCATAGAAAGATCATCATAGACCCGGAGCGAACGCCAAACGCTTTTGATGAGTTCACAAAGTATGAATACCTGACGGACAAGGACGGCAACCTCACCGGCGAGCTGCCGGACGAAAACAACCACAGCATTGATGCCGTCGCTTATGCCCTTACGCCGGTTATATGGCGGTTCGGCAGCGAGGGGACACCAAATGTAAGGGGGTGAGAATATGTGTTATTTAGCAATACAGTGTCATAATTGCAAGGCCATTTCAACGCTTTATGACGGCATGGAGGCGCGTTGTCCGCATTGCGGCGCAAAGATGCCGAAGAAAGCCGCTGACAAGCTCGAAAACCTGATAGGCTGCGCACGTGAGATAGATAAAGACTTGCACACGGAGGACGGCGCGGCGCTGTTCACGGTGGAAGTCAGAAACTATCACGTCCCGGCGCACAAAAACAAATGGTTAAGTTGAAAGGATATTGAAGCATGAGCAAGCCCCGCTTTAGATGGTGGGGGTACATACTGGCCATACTGAGAGCATATCCGGAGCTATGCGCAAAGCTCCAACAGTTGAAAAATCAGCATATAACGGCGAGTTATGAACCGTCCGGAGGCGGCAAGGGCGGCATATCTCGACCGACAGAACGTGCAGCACTCGCGGAGCTGCGCGGTACAGAGGGCAAAGAGTACAACGCAGTACGTCAAGCAATCGAATACACGGCAAAGCTAAAGAGCGGCACAGAGCGCAACGCCCTTATTGACATGGTCTATTTTAAGAAAACCAAGACAATGGAGGGCGCGGCGGTGGAGCTGTTTATATCTTACAGCACGGCCAAGAGATGGCATAAAGAATTTATTCTTGCCGTTGCTGACTTTTACGGCCTGTTAGACGATGGCTTGACGGAGGTGAGCGCATGACCGAAATGTATGAATTTCTCTGTAAACAGGAGCTGTCCGATTTAGGGCAATACGAAAGGCACCACACGGAAACCCTTGAAGAGATAACGACGCTGCAAGAGCAGCTAACGTCTATAAAGGGTGCCAAGATAGACGGTATGCCCGTACACGGCGGCACAAATAGCCGTGAGAATTGGCTTGTTAATACTCTCTGCCGCATAGACCGGCTTAAAGCTGAGGCGCGATACGCAGAGAGCAAGGCGCAGCTAACCCGCAAGGCACTTGACACGCTCGACTATGATAACCGGCGCATACTCGAGGTGTTATATGTGGACAAGCAGAAGTACGGCGCGGAGCGCTTGTGTGAAGAGCTGGGCTATGAAACCCGGGCTATATGGCGCAAGCGTGAAACCGCACTCAAAGACTATGACCGTGCGCGGCACGGATCACATTTGGAGGTTTAAGAACATGACAATTACAATTCCCGCATTTTGGGTCGGCGTTATCGCAACAGTATTCAGCGAGTTTGTAGCGCTGATAATCTATGGCATTACTCATAGGCATTAACAATCCCCTGCGGGGAAAGGTGGTGAAGAAGCACGAAAGAGATAAAGTTCAAGGTTGATATAGATTCCAGTAAGGCCGGGCGTCAGCTTGCTGCACTGAATAGCACTATACAGACGTTGAAAGACAACATAGATTCAGTGTCACAAAAAAAGCTTGCTTTGGGAGATCAACTGAGAGACGCCGAAGCGAGCGCGGAGGCAACAGCGGCCAAAGTAAGCGCGTTGCGAAACCAGCTTGCAGAGTATAGAGAGATTGCGCGTAATCCCGGAAGTGATCCGCTAAAAAATGTTATGGCTGTTATGGGACAAAAGCAGGTACAAGAACAGCTATCAGAGGCGGAGCAGCTTTTACAATCGCAAACATCAGCCGTCGCAGAACTCAAGGCAAAATATGACGCAGCGGCGCAGTCTGTGAGCGAACAGGAAAAGCGGCTTGCGCAGTGTACGAAAGAGGCAAGCAAGCTATCAAAGATTGTGAGTTTGGGGCGCTTTGCTAATGGCGTTGCTGTGCTTGGAGGCAAGGTAAAAGACACTGTCGGCGCAGGGGTAAGTAAGATCAAGGCCGGAATAAAGGAAAGAGCGTCAGCCGGTCGGGATAAGATCGGCGAAACTCTGAAAAATGCAACTTCCGGCTTTAAGAATGGGCTTAAATCTATGTTACTCTATGGCGCAGGTATACGCGGCCTGTTTGCACTGTTCAATAAGCTACGCGAATATATTTCAAGCGCCGTTACGGAGTTTGCAAAGTCTGATGCAGAAACTCAGACTACCATTAGCACACTCAAAGCCGCGCTCACGGGGCTTAAAGCGTCTTGGGGCGCGGCATTTGCACCGATTCTCAACGCTGTTGCCCCCATATTGCAGCGGCTCATTGCTATGCTCAACACGGCGGCGCAAGCAATAGCACAGTTTATGGCAGTGCTTACCGGTCGAGGCTCATTCAAAAAGGCTGTAAACAGCACAGGGCAGCTCGCGGACAATCTCGGCGGTGCAGCTGGGAATGCCAAAGAAGCAAAAAAGCAGCTCATGGGGATAGATACCCTTACCGTCGCGCAGGACACGGACAGCGGCGGTGGTGGAGGTGGAGGGGGCGGCGCAACAGCGTTTGAAGAAACCGCCGTCGACGCTGAAAGTCTCCCCGCAAAGATTGCGGCAGCGCTGAAAGCCGGAGAATGGGCACAAGCGGCAACTATCCTCACGGATAAGCTCAATGAAATGGTGGCGTCTGTGGATTGGGCGGGGATCGGCTCAAAGGTCGGCTATTACCTCGACGGAGCATTGACATTCCTTGCAACGGCGCTGACCGGCTTTAACTGGATGGCGCTGGGCGGCTATCTGGCCACAGGAATTAACAACATTATAACTTCCGTCGATTGGCGTAATCTTGGAACGCTGTTTACTGCGAAATTCCGGATCATACTGCTGTCGGCGGCGGGATTCCTGCAAAACCTTGATATGGCGGCGCTTGCACAAGCCTTTTCAGATTTTGCGATAGGCTTTTTCAACGGCATAACCGACGCGATAAGTCAAGTAGATTGGCAGCTGTTAGGTCAGCAGATCGCGATACTGATAAGCAGTTTAGACTGGGCAGGTGTCTTTGAATCGCTCTGCGCGGCTTTGGGCGCTGCACTTGGTGGCCTTTTCGCATTCCTCAAGGGGCTTATCGGTGACGCGTGGAATAATCTAGTAGCTTGGTGGAGAGAAACCGCGTATGAGGATGGCCAATTCACGATGGAGGGCTTGCTTGACGGTATAGGTGCAGCGTGGAGCACAGTAAAGGAATGGGTAAAGGAACATATATTCAGACCGTTTATGGATGCGTTCAAGAGCGTTTTTCAGATCGGCTCCCCATCAAAGGTTATGCAGGAAATGGGCGGCTATCTTATGGCCGGGCTGAAACAGGGCATTACCAACAGAATAGAGAGCGTTATAAGCACATTTGGCACTGTTAAGAGCAGAATAACAAGCAGCTTGCAAAGTCTTGTGACTGTTGCGAGAGGTATCAATTGGTCGGACATTGGCGTGAACATTGTAAACGGTATTATCACAGGCTTGAATAACGGCTGGCAGTGGCTTGTTAACGCTGTGCAGAATATATGCAGCGGGCTTTTGAATACTGCAAAATCTATTCTGGGCATACATTCACCGTCAAAGGTGTTCCGCGATATCATCGGCCAAAACATAGGCGAGGGTATAGCCGTAGGTATAGAACGCTCAGAGGGTGAAGCAATAGGACAAGTGCGCGAACTGTCCGCAGGTCTAATTGCGGAGATCAACGGTTTCGAGCCGTTTTCGTTGGCGTCGCGCTTTGCAAATATGACCTTGCCGCCCATGCCCGCCGTTGCTGGCGGCTTTGTCGCGCCGCCTAACGCGTTCTCTTCCGGC